TGACATCCAAGACAATAAAAGAAAACTTTGTCACTACTGTCTACTTTAGAAACAACAGTATCACCAGCATCAAATTGGCATTCTATTTTTAATGCTTTTTTATTTTTTACAAGATTATTATAGTAATTTACTTCTTGAATTGTTAACTCCATTTGCTTCTCCTTGAATACTCGTGTAGAATATAACTATTCCCATTTTATCAGAAGGACGTGTTACATAGTGTCATTTATTGACTCCAATGGATCCATAACAGATCCATACCGCAATTTTATTCATATTTCAAGGTATGCTCGCTGGATTGAGAGTGAAAACCGTAGAGAAACATGGCAGGAGACAGTTGACAGATATTGTAACTTTATGAGAGATCATCTCGTTCTTAATCATGGGTATAGTCCAAATTCAAAAGTCTTTAATGAAGTTAGAGAAGCTATTTTAAATCATCACATAATGCCTTCTATGAGGGCACTGATGACCGCTGGACCAGCTTTAGAAAGAGACCACATAGCAGCATACAATTGCTCGTTTATCTCTGTAGATAGCCCTAGAGCCTTTGATGAGGCAATGTACATTCTTATGAATGGTACTGGTGTTGGGTTTAGTGTTGAGCAAAAATACATTAACCAACTTCCAGTAATTGCTGAATCATTCTTCCAAACAAATACAACTATTGTTGTTGATGATTCAAAACTTGGCTGGGCAAAAGCGTTTAAAGAACTAATTGCACTTCTTTATCAGGGTCAGATTCCAAACTGGGATGTTTCTAAGGTTCGTCCATCTGGAGCAAGACTAAAGGTATTTGGAGGAAGAGCTTCTGGACCAGATCCACTTGTTGACTTATTTAAGTTTACTATTGAAACATTTAAACTTGCTGCAGGAAGAAAACTAAAATCAATTGAGGCACATGACTTAATGTGTAAGGTTGGAGAAGTTGTTGTTGTTGGTGGAGTTCGCAGAAGTGCTTTAATTTCACTTTCCAATCTTGACGACTTTGAAATGGCAAAGGCAAAGAGTGGACAATGGTGGGAAGGAAATGGACAAAGAGCTTTAGCAAATAATTCTGCTGTTTATAATTCAAAGCCAAACACTGCACAGTTCCTTCGTGAGTGGAGAAACCTATATGAGTCAAAATCTGGCGAGCGTGGCATTTACAATATGGACTCTGTTCGCAAGCACATTGATAAGTTTGGTCGTAGAGACTCTAGCCTAGTTGGTGGAACAAATCCTTGTGGAGAAATTCTTCTTCGTCCAAATGAATTTTGTAATTTAACAGAAGTTGTAATTGATGCAACTGACACAAAAGAAACACTTCTTGAAAAGGTTCGTCTTGCTACTATTCTTGGTACATGGCAGTCAACTTTAACAAACTTTAAATATATTAGAAAAACCTGGAAGGATAATTGTGAAGAAGAAAGACTTCTTGGAGTATCTTTAACAGGTATTTATGGAAATAAAATTACTGCTACAAATGGAAAGGCTCTTGAGGCTCTTCTTGATGAAATGAGAGATCTATCTGTTTTAGTAAATGATAAAGAGGCTAAGTCTTTAAACATTAACCCTTCAGTATCAATTACCTGTGTAAAGCCTTCAGGAACTGTCTCACAGCTCACAGGAGTGTCTTCTGGCATTCACCCTTGGTACTCAGAATACTATGTGAGAAGTGTCAGGGCAGATAACAAAGATCCTTTGACACAGTTCTTAAAAGATTCTGGAATTCCTTTTGAGCCAGATGTAATGAAGCCAGAAGTTACAACAGTATTTTACTTCCCAATAAAGGCTCCAAAAAATGCAGTTCTTACAAAAGATCTAACTGCTATTGACCATCTTGAAATGTGGAAAACATATAGAACTCATTGGACAGAACATAATCCAAGTGTAACTATTAATGTTGAAGAAGATGAGTGGATGCGTGTTGGAGCCTGGGTATTTGATAACTTTGATTCAATTGGTGGAGTATCGTTCTTACCATCAGTAGAGCACTCTTATAAGCAAGCTCCATATCAAGAAATTTCTAAAGAAGAATATGAGTCTTGGTTAAGTAAAATGCCAGATTCAATTCAATGGGAAATGCTTTCTTTATATGAAACAACAGATGGAACAACTGGTAGTCAAGAGTTGTCTTGTGTTGCTGGAGCATGTGAAATTGTTGACATTACAAGATAGCCTCTATGATAAAATAGGATAGAGGTAATCTATGTCCTACACACGTTCAAGTCTTTATGCTTCAAGGGTCTACGCAGAGCATCCAGTGGCTTTATGGGCTATGGATGAGCCAAATTATTTTATTTCTTTAATTTCAGAAGCAGAAAAAGAGGTAACAAGTTCTTATTGGGACTTTGATAATGCTATTAGCTCTCCTGATGAATTTACATTATCTGGATACCCTTTTGATGACCTAAATGTAAATAAAATATATCTTGCCACAGCTTCAGCAGCAGCTATAGAATTTACAGTATCTTTATCAGCTTCATTATCTTATCTAGAACTTGATCCAAATAAGGGTAGTGTCTGTATATCTAATTATATGTATATTCCTGAGCAAACTCCAGTATTGTATGCAGACATAGGTTTTATTGTAGATGGGCAAGAGTTATATACAAGGTACTCATCCTTAAAAACAAATATATGGGAAAAGATTTCTCATACAGAACCCACAGGTGGAGAAAGTTTTTCTCCTTTCATAAGAGTTGCATTTGATTCAGATATTAGTGCTAATGAAGGAGACTCTTCTATTTATTTCAATGGAGTATCTATTGGACAATGGTCTGAGCCATATAATTCAATAAGTACTGGAATTACTAGTGCGTCTTTAGTTAATTTGCCAGAAAATATTAGCTCACTAATAGATTTTCCTGAATTAATAAAGTGCACCATTTTAGATCCGTATGGTTTAAGTGATAGCTTAGATAATGGATATGTTACATGCTTAAACAATTCCCTTTCTGCAAAACTTTCTGGAATTCCAATGGTTTATGGGTCTTCTGGAAACATTCAATTAAATAAAGATGGAATAGTCCTGACAGAACTACTTGACGGATCTTCCTTAGAGACAATAACTGTTGATGGAGGATCCTCTTCTTCAGCGTATGTTGAGTATCTTGATGGAGGAGAGGCTCTTCAATACTTATATCTAACAGAGGATCAATATTACAATTTTCCATCACTCGTATTCCCTGGAAAAGGATTCTTAAATCAGTCTGGGTATAATAAAACTCTTACAACAGAATTTTGGTTAAGAATTAGTCCTGAAACAACCACAAGAAGAAGAATTTTTGGACCACTTTCATCAGAAGATGGAATATATGTTGACAGAGATATGATAACTATAAATGTTGGAAAGTATACTAAGTCTTATTTTGTTGGAAAATGGTATAGACCAATGCTAGTTCACTTCTGTCAAAGTCAAAATGAAATCTTTTTAATGATTAATGGAGAAAAGGTAATATCAATTCCAATTGAATCTTTAGAGATTGAAACCTTTCCAGCAAAAGATGAAGACTATTTAGGATTTTTTACAAACGAGTTTATATATCTTTTTGAATTAGATTCATTTTCAATATTTCCATATACTGTTGCAGAGCAGGTTGCAAAGAAAAGGTATGTCTTTGGACAAGGTGTTCAAGAACAGGAAAACATTGTTGCATCAAAGAATGGAAACCTTTCTTATGTAGATTTTCCATTTTCTGGATATAGTTCTACAATTAGATATCCAGATAGAAGTAAGTGGAATGATGGATTTTATAATAACATTGTAGCTAGTGATAAGGGTATTACTCTCCCAGAGTATGGTCTACCAGAAATTATATTTAGCAATAACTCAGCATCAACAGATTTTCAAAAATCTTTAATTACTTCAGGTTTTTATGAAGAAAATTATGCAATACAAGATGAAGAGTATCCGTATATTTCAATGGATCCAAATGGCACATATTTGTCAAACGAGTCTTATGGAACAATATATTTTTCAAAATTAAATCAAACAGGATACCAGGCAAGATCTATACACTCAGTCCTAAAGTCTTCAAGTGATGTTTCAACAAGGCAGTCTTTAATTTATATTTCAAATAATTTTGATGGTAATATTTTTGAAGTAGCAATAAACTCTGGAAGTATTCAGTATATTTATAATGAAACTATTTTAAACTCAGAAGCTGTTAGTGCAAGCTCTTATTTTGCAGTTGGTATTGACTTTGATAAAATTGAGCAATCTTACTACTCGTCTGTAGGATCTTTCTTCTCAAGACCAGAATCTCTTTCTTTAAATTTTGCAGGAAATAATGAAAATACATTCCTTGGAAAAATATTCTCTTTAACAATAAATAATGACTTCTTTACAGATAAAGATGGTAGTCAAATGTTTAACGAATCTGGAATAGCAATTAAAAACTTCAATACAGATCTGTATGACTATATAGGATCTTATACTCTTTTACCAAAAGCAACAAATACTTCAATAGTGCTTGATGTAGGGGCTTCAGGATATTGGGAAAATTCAATACCTATGTCATACTTTGGAAAATACATAACTCAGGCTGATGGTAATTTGAAGTACGACTTAGATTTGTTGCAATTTAATATTGACACACCAAGTTCAATATTTTCAAAGTATAACGAAACATCTTCAACCTATCAAAATTCTTTATCAACAAAAGTTTATGTAACCTTGCAAAATATAATTGATCTTGGTCAAGTTGTATATACTCAGTTTACAAATACAGAAGATGTTGGAATGGATAGAATCTTAGATTTAGGAGAAATTACTTCTTTAGAAGATACAAAGTATAAGATTAATGATGGAACTATTATTTACCCACCAAAAGATATCTCTGGCTTCACCAACTACTACATAACTGTTCATATTGAAATTTCATCTAAGGGTGTAAATACAGAGAATGTAAAGATTAAAAATATGGGATTTGCTTCGCTATCTTTTGATGAAGGACAATTTTATTCAATAAATACACCTGCTACAGGAAAGTTCTATCCAATAGTTAAAAATCAAGATCAGTATGTTTATAAAAGAAAAATACCTTTAGTTATTGAAACAGACTCTTCCCCATACTTATATCTAGCTGGAGATTCTGGAATAGAAGTATTGCCAGATGTAGATGAGAATTTAGTAAAAGGAGTTGCCATTCCAATAAATGATTCACTAAAGTCTGATCAAGAAATTGTTGGATTACAAATGTTTTTAATGTATAACGAATCTGAACTATTTACTGAAACTAAGAGGATTGGTAAAATATCTAGTCCTGACATTTCTTTTGACATAGTGCTATCACCTGAAAACGATGGAAAAAGGGCTTTCTTAAAAATATTTAATTCTGTTACTGGTACAGAATTTACTACTACAAGATTATTTTTAAATGGAAAATCTGTTAATAAAATAGTAATTGAGCCACTATCGTGGAATTACATAGCCATATCTTTTGAAAAAGATTCTTTATCAGAACATTATCCAATTTATTTAAATTCAGCTAGGGGACAGATAGAGATATATTCTGGAGTAAAAGTAGATAATGTTGCAAGCTTTACAGAGTTAAATCCTATAAAACAAGATCTAATTACTTATGATCCATGGTCAAATGTCTCAGATAATATTGATAATGAGGAAAATGTTATAGATGAAAGCTGGCAGTATTGGTCTGCATCTACAACGTGGGCAGAAATTTTAGCTGAAAAGTCTCAAGAAATTACTTTACTTTCTTTAGATGGAAAAGAAATATTTGATACATATGTAGGACTTTCTTTTGGAATTGTTAACGATAATAGCGTAATTGATGTTACTCACGACTCTATTGTGATAATAAATGACATAACTTGGGATGAATATTTGGTTTAAGCGATAATTTGTGGTACAATATTGTCATGGATTATCTAGATGGATTACAAAAATTGCCAAATAAGCCAAAAGTAAGCTATGTTGAAAACGATGCTGAATATGGTATTTATGTTTGGAAAACAGAAGCAGGAAGAGTATTTGGAGATGGAAATGGAAGTTTTATGAACATTCCAGCCAGAAAATATGACCTAACTGCCATTAATAGAATTACACAGGCTGCAGCACATTATGGTGCTGGTCCAGGAGAAGCGGTATTTATGGCAGGTGTAACAAGAATTACAGATGAAGAGCATTCTGTTCAGATTGACAGGATGAAGCAGGGCTACATACCAAGTGAATTTGATACTGGTGCTTTTGCTGATGCTGCAAAGGGGCTAAAAAAACATGGAAATGACTAATGAAGTTATTGCTAGAATTGACAATCTAGATAAGAATAAGCCATCTGCAAATAAAACAGATGATTTTATGGCTGAAGCAGATATTGTAAAAGTATTTGATGGCATAGATGCAAACTTTAAACGTAGAATTACAAGAATGAATAAAGCCTATACTGGTCAAGATGGTGCAAAGTCTAAGCAGTTATTTCCAGAACAAGATATAACTACAGCCTATGGTCTTTTTGATGTTGTATTGCCACCTTACAATTTAGATGAGTTAGCATTCTTCTTTGATAATTCTTTTGCAAACCACGCTGCAATTAATGCAAAGGTTGCAAACACAGTTGGTCTTGGATATGGCTTTATAATGTCCGATATTGTTAAAGCAAGAATAGAAGAAATTGACGATCCAAATCAAAGAGTTAGAGCACAAAGAAAAGTTGAAAGAGCAAAGTCTGAACTAAGTAATTGGCTTGAAGAACTAAATGACGAAGATACTTTTACCCATGTCCTTGAAAAAGCAATGACAGACTATGAAGCAACTGGAAATGGATATATTGAAATTGGAAGAAAGAATACTGGAGAGATTGGATACATTGGTCACATCCCTGCAACAACAGTTCGTGTAAGACGTATGCGTGATGGTTATGTTCAGATTGTAAATCAAAGAGTAGTTTTCTTTAAAAACTTTCAAGATACAAAAACAGTAAATCCAGTAACAACAGATCAAAGACCAAACGAGCTTATCCATATTAAAAAATACAGTCCAAAGAATACTTACTATGGAGTTCCAGATGTTGTGTCTGCTGCAACCTCAGTAGTTGGAGACCAACTTGCTGCAAGATATAATATTGATTATTTTGAAAATAAAGCAGTACCAAGATATATAGTTACACTTAAAGGTGCAAAGCTAAGTTCAGAAGCAGAAGACAAATTATTTAGATTCTTGCAGTCTGGTCTTCGTGGACAAAATCATAGAACTCTTTATATCCCACTTCCTGGAGATGGTCCAGATAATAAAGTTGAATTTAAAATGGAGCCAGTTGAAAATGGAATCCAAGAAGGATCATTTGATAAATATAGAACTTCAAATGTTCACGATATTCTTATGGCACATCAGGTTCCAATTTCTAAAGTTGGTTCAGATCCTGGTAGTTCAATTGCATCAGCACTCGTCTCTGATAGAACATTCAAAGAGCAGGTAGCAAGACCAGCTCAAAAGAATTTAGAAAAAACAATCAACAAACTTATTAAAGAAAAGACAGACATTCTTTTATTAAAGTTTAACGAATTAACTTTGACTGATGAAAATACTCAAAGTCAAATTGACGAAAGATATCTAAGAGCACAAGTTGTTGTTCCAAATGATATTAGACCTAGACTTGGACTCCCAGTAGTTCCACAAGGAGATACTCCAGTAGTTATGACCCCTCAACAACGTGCAGAGCAAAATGCTCAAATGGCTGGAACAAGAGAAAGAGATCAGCAAAGAACTGCACAGGCATCTGATTCAACTGCAACCACAACAGGAAGAAATCCTGGTGGCGAAGGAAGATCTGTAGTATAATATAACAATATTATAAACATATAAAAAATACATATATAATAGGATTAACATGACTAATTTAAGCAAGGCTTATTGGACTTCAGATAACGATGATATAAAGTTATCTATGCCAATTGCTAAAGTGGATGTAGAGCGTAGAATCGTTTCTGGATTTGCTACGCTTGATAACATTGACAAGCAAGCAGACATTGTTCCTACTGATGTTAGTATAAAAGCTTTTGAAACATTCCGTGGTAATTTAAGAGAAATGCATCAGGCTATTGCAGTTGGCAAAGTTGTTAATTTTAGACAAGAAAAGTTTTTTGATAAGTCTACAGATAAACTTTATAACGGTGTTTATGTAGATGCTTATATTTCTAAAGGTGCTCAAGATACTTGGGAAAAAGTACTTGATGGAACTCTTTCAGGTTTTTCAATTGGCGGAATAATCAAAGATTCAGAAAATGCCTATGATGAAAAAGTTGCTAAAACAATTAGAGTAGTTAAAGATTATGAACTTAATGAATTATCTTTGGTAGATAATCCAGCAAATCAATTTGCAAATATTGTGTCAATTCAGAAAGTTAATAAAGATGCACAAATAGATGGTATAATTGCAAAAGCAGATCTTGAAAATGTCTACTGGTGTGAGAATGACGGTATCGTCAGACTATCAGAGGTTGATGATTCAAGTTGCCCATCATGTGAAGTCAGTATGAAAAATATTGGTTTTGTTGAGACAAAGGATAAAGATAAAGCTATGACAGTTAAATCAATTTTAAATAAGTTTATTGGTTCCACAGACCTTTCTAAATCTGAAGACGTTTCCGAAACCCCAGAAACTCCAAGCGAAAAGCTTGAGACAGCAGTTGACAATAATGAGTCAATTGTTAAAAACAATATAGAGGAGGAGAACAACGTGTCAGAAGATAATACAGTAGTAGAAGAGACCGTTGAAGAAGTTGCAACTGAAGAAGTTGTTGCTGAAACTCCTGCCGAAGAAACCGTAGAAAAGTCAGTTGACGCAGTTGACGCTGTTGAGGAAACAGTAGTTAAGTCTGCTGATCCAGAAGAAGCACCTGCAGAAGAAGTAGCAGAAGAAGAAGCTTCCGATGACGTTGAAGTTGAAAAGTCTGTTGTTGAAACAGATTCAGCTGATTCTGAGCTTGTAAAAGCTGTTGACGAAATTAAGGTTTCAGTAACAGAGGCAGTGAGTGAACTTGTTTCAACAATTAAGTCACTAAACGAAGAAATTGCAGGTATCAAAAAGTCAGTTGATACAACCAACGAAGAAATTTCTGCGGTAAAAGGCAATCTTGAAGAGTTTGGAAAGCGTGTGGATGGTCTAGAAGACGATACCGCTGTCCGTAAGTCTGGCGATCTCGGCGGGATCGTTCAGGGCAATACAATAAGAAAAGGGTCTATGTGGGGTGGACGTTTCCTAAATTCCGCTGACCTATATCATTAAAAGAAACTGGAGGTGAAATAAAAAATGACAGAAAATAATGAAATTTTAGAAAAAGCGGCTGCAGCTGGTACTATCGCATCTGGTGGTATTGGTGGAGTAAGTACTC